CACCAGGTTAGGCAGTCGCGAGACCGACTAACCGCCTTCCGTCACAAACGGAAGGAAGTTTTAAATCGCCGGGAAAAAGGTACGCCTGACTCTCCAGTTTCCAACACCTCTATAGGACCTAAATCCATCAGAAGGTGAAATGAGACTAGAAAGTACAGACGGCTCATAATGCTCATTCTGAACAGTCGTAGGACTGTACAGCAAGGCCTTATGATACGATCCTTCCCAACCCTCTCCTGTTATTCCGAAATCCCTACCCTGGTGCTTGTGAAAGCCTCCAGCATAAGGAAAAGGGACAAACAGGCGGCGTTTGCCAGCAACAAGACTCTGTAAAAAGCCGATTGTGTCTGGAATTGCGATCTTCCATCTGTCAGAAATGGCCAACAGACTGTTATGACATTCATAAATGTCAAAATCATTCCGAAGGTTATTTTTAAGATAGAAAGATCTAACGTTAGTACCGTCATAAATGTCGACTCCGCATGATTCAAAAAACTTTCCTTCGACGAAGGTCTTTTCCATATTAATGGTAAAACCTAAGTACTTGGTAAATGCTTGATATCTCGCGAAGTCCTCTTTTGGCAAAATAACGTCATCGCCGTACACGTAGATTTCATCTACGCGACCGCTGCCCAACTTAACGACTGCGTAAGCAGCTGCAAAGAAGAGGAGCGATTCTAGTTCGAAAGTAAACCCGTTACCCATCGAACTAAACTTCTCCAGATGAATTACTTCACCCGAAGGGAGTTTAGCATAGTGGGTACGAAAAGTTTCCAGAGCTAGATACCAATCAATAGGAAGCATGTCGAGTACAAGACGTGAAGAGATGGTGTCACTAGCAGACTTAAAGTCTACTGTGGCCAACCCGTCCGCTTGTGCTCTATATGCCGCTTCTTGATTGTGGGTTTGTTGACTTAAGTCAACGCCGTTGAACAGCAAACGCTCACGAATATATTGACCAAGCCCTTTTTGAAAGTATGTATTCATAAGAGGCTCAATCGCTATTGTGCGCTTAATTTTGTAGTTCTTCGGAACGAAGGCGATTTCCGCTGCTTCGACTTTCTCAAAATTGACCTTGTTACCAACGCCTCGTTCGAGGTACTGGCCCCAGAGGGTCCCTTTTAGAAAAAGTTCTGCAAACGGGATAGCTTTGGAAGTGATAGAAGGGCGAAATACGCTATATTTAGCGTACGCCCCTGTATCAACACCTTTTCTACCTATATTGACACCGGGTCCGAAACCGAAGTTCAGTGCTTTTTGAGGTAAATTTCCGAGTACGGCAGCGATTTTTCCTTTGGCGATAAAAAATTCATCGTCAAATTGAGAGATTCCTCTCTCAGTCGCAGCTAACCGTAAATTTGTCTCTTTGCACTGAGCCTCGCCAGCTAAGAAGTTCTCTATAGTATTTGCGTCGATTTGATTCGACGTAATACAAGGGTTCTTCTTTAATAAGTTAAGCGCAAGATTATCTATGTAGTACTCGCGAGAGTTCTCATGTGTATAATCTTCTATCTTCCTACTAAAGTAGGAATTATAGTCACCGTTCTTCAGATCTACGAGTAGATCCAGAGAGCAAGGAGACGCTAACTCAGCAAGCAGAAGTTCCGCGAGCGTTTTTGGATGGGTACAACCCAAATAATCAATGTTTATCATTAGATTTCCAAGGAAAGGTTACAGACAGTAAGCTACTGTCTAAAGCTTATGCGATCTCGCGATCGCGCCGAACTTTTAGTAAGGCATTTCAAAGTTCTGGGTCAGTGCAGTAAACTGCGCGTTGGCCAAGAGACTTGCCATATAAGCCGTAATATCTTTCCGCTCTTGTAATGCACTGCGAGCAGGCATTATGAACGTAACTAGTCCTTTTACAGTGTAAGCCACTTGTGGCGGCGCACTGTATCCGGACGCGTTCGCGTTCGTGATGGTCTCGAGAACCGGGAGGTGAATCTCAGCCGACACCTTAAAATGGGCCGATGACTTGCCTGGCAGAACGGACTTCAGTTTCACGATTGGCACGCCAATCAGTCGACCAGAAGAACGGTCCATCCAGGTAGATTCATTCAGCGCCGCGGTGACAGGCGAGAAGACCAAAGCGACAGGGGTTTCCTGTCCGTCAAGCAGAGAAAGGTTGGCGATAGATGCCATAATTGAATCCAGTAATGGTTAAATTGTGTACGCAGACTATCGTCTGAATACTTGCGTCAATAAAGCAATAGCATTCAGGGCATGCCCGATGCTAGCCGGACTCTTAAAGCTAGGAATAGGTTCGCTCGGAAAAGAACTACTTGGATCTCGCTGATACATTACTGTTTTAGTAAGACCTTTGTTAGTTCTTGATGAGACGGCCCACCCCTCGCCGGAAGAGGACGATGACGCAAATCCGCTTGTCTGTCCGATAAATTTGTACGATACAGATCCTTTTATGAAAGTCAACCCCGTGCTCGCCATGCTGTTTTCCAGGAAACTACCTATCGGTAGAAACCAGTCAACAACAAAGGAGAAAGGTGTTAACTCCCATGCCAATAAGGCGGGATTTGTAAGACCCAACATATTTGAAAAGCGAAGTAAATCGTTTTCAACTCTGTAGGTCGCTTTAATACGTACAATATAAGCTGCTTGCTGGTTTACAACATCAATGTTGTTACCATCGACTGTACGAATAACTTTGTTATCAGTGACTTGATTTTTCGCAGATATAGAATGAGCCGTATGTAACGTATCATTCCCTCTGCGAACATTCTGTTCAGCTAATAATTCAGCAGATTCATATATGTCATTAAGCAGTGGCCTCCAACCGTATTGAAGTTCGAGCCATAGATCGGCTGCCGCACCAAATGCGTCCTTAGAACGAGAGTATTCAAAGCGATTAATCGCTTTTCCACTCCTGTTCTTAACGTATTTGACGCTAAGCCCTAAAGTTTTAGCGCATTCACTCCAACGACCCTTTCGCAAATGGGAGAAACCTCGTGCCAACCTGACCGCTGTTGAAGCGAGCATGTTGGTGACTTGATTTCTTTCCCCGAATGCTTGGGCCATATTGACAGTGATGCCCTTCAACTTAGAGTTAAAGGCAGATACGCAACCAGAGTAGGCCCTGCCGGAAATACTAGGATCGTTGTAAGGATCAGGTGAAAGAGCTATTCCCAGACTTTTTTGAGTCAGGTACGTGCTCGTTTGACCATCACTATACCAACCACTAGTAGAATTCGACATGCTACCTGGAGTTCGCGTAGTCGTCGTAACAACATATGCGTTGGTTCCAAGCGTGTGTTTCTTAACCTTGAGATTATGGTAACCTGCGGTGTTTGTGCCAGCTTTGTAAAAAGCTCGTTGCACATAACCATAGTTCACCCTCTCGCCGGCGAAGTTATAACCCGCGAAGTTCCTGACGTCTGAAGTTACGATATAAGACAAGCAATATTCCTTTATGGAATAAACGATATGCCACTATTGGCAATCTCCCTCTCACAGAATGTGAGTAAAGTAGCATAACTGCTACAGTCGGAAGACTAGAGAAACGGCATCGGGAACCGTTGGTTATATGTATAACCCTCTTGAAGATCAAAGTGGTATTTCTAGTAAGCA